AATAAAATAATCTAAATCGCATAAAACCAAAGGTTTATGCTTATTTTTCTTCGCTACTACTATTGGCTCAAAACCATTAGCATTAGCAATCGCTTGATCGTAAGCGTTCCAAAAATTAAGTTTCTCTACGTTCTTACACTCAATAGAACATGGAAACTTCTTTCGAGCTGAACTTGACATAGTGACATCTTCACCACCTGCACCCATTGATGTACTCTTAACATCTTCTGGATGTATGTCTAACATCTCAATTAATTTATCTCTAACTAATTGTTGTAGTTTTCTACCCTTCGCTTTGGCACTTTGTGTTTTCATTTAATATCTATACCTCCTATTCCGTCTGCTTTTAACATGTTAATCCCAATTTATACCTCCACTAGCATTTTCTATTGGCTCTAATACTGCGTTCTTTCTAAATAGTGTTTGTACTGAATAATCAACATCACCACTATTACTTTTGACAACTCCTGCTTTTACGACACTCATTCTATTAAATGGTATGCCTTTATCCAAGCATATTTGTGTGCAAGTTTGCTCATCTGAAAGCCATAAATTAATACACCACCTAGCTCCATTAACAATGGAACTAGCTCCCAGGACTTCTTGTCTATGAGATAACACATTATCCGAATCATTTGATAAAGAACTTTTATTTAAATGATGACAAGTAATACACGTTGCATTTAGTTTTGCTGATATTTGTGATGTATAGGACGACCACATCTGTCCAGCTTCATTTGATTGACTAATATTAGCTGTAGTGAAGGCTTGTAAAGGATCAAAACAAACCATTTTTAAATTAGGAATAGTTTTTAATTCTTCAACTAACTCTTGTGCCTGAGTAGTAATACCTTCTTCTCTTAATAAAATTAATGGCTCTAGCTGTTCAGGAATTGGAAAAATAAAAATTTCATTATGGTAATCAAATCTTTTACCTTCTGGATCTAACATAGCTATTCGTCTATGTATTTCATCTTGACTATCTTCAGCACAAAATATAACTGAACTGCCTTGCTCTTTTATTTCTTTACCCCACCATTTGCCACCTGTAGCAATAGCCACTGCTAATTGAATCATAGAGTACGATTTACCTACACCACCAATAGAAGCTAATATGCCTGGCACTCCTAAAGGTATAAATTTATCTACTAAAAATTTAACTTCTGGTGGCTCACCAACTATTTTTTTTATAGAGTATTGTTTGATATTAAATTTACTTTCAATTAACTCAGCACGAACTCTATCCAAACCATACTTTTGATGTAAGTCATTGTAATCACCTTGCTCACTTGGAATTCTTACTACGCAATTTGGTATGGCTTTGTGTATTTCTTCTGCCTTCTTTAAACCAATCCCAGTTTTGTCATTATCATAGGCCAAGATTAATTGAGCGTTACAAAACTTTCTTATATTTAATAAGGCTTTCATGCCGAAGTTAGCTGAAAAGACTACTAACACTGGTAGTTGCGTTGCTTCGTATATAGAAACTCCAGTTGCGTAGCCTTCGCAAATAATTAACTTTTCTAATTGACCAAACTGCTCCCAATCAAACCCAATATGAAAAACACTACCCGATACTTCTGAAGCAGAAACAAAGCGTTTAATAAAATCTTCAGTGCTTTTTTTAGACTTAGGAGTTATATATTGTAGAGAGCGAATCTCAGGCTTGACAGCAATGTTAGAATTATACAAAGGCACAACAAGACTATCTTTTATGCCTTTTAATCCATAACTTTTAATTTTTTTGTAGGTAAGATACTTATGTTCACTAATTTCTTCAGCGTTGCTAAATCTATTAGCACAGTCATCGGCTACTTCGTTTTGCCGTTTAATCTTTTCATCGTTAGCCCGTTCTTGAGCTTCTTGAATTTGTGCCTTTAATTGGTTTTGTTCTGTACTAGATAATTTATTAACATCAGTATTAACCCATTTATAAGTTATATTTTCTCGCCAATTAGAATAAGTACATGATTGATATGTGCCATTTGTACCATTCATTTGAAAAAACGAATACCAACCACTACGCTCACCAGAGTTAGGCTTATCTGGCCTAGCCAGTCCCGTCCCTTTAACAGCAACTCTTATTACATCACCACTCATATCAATTACAGAAACCAACAAACCGTTATCGTTCATTTCTCTAATTAAATCTGAAATATCTTTGCTGCTACTGGTAAATCCTAAAACTGGATCTATTACTAAACCATCTTCGCCATAATATTTATTAAGTTCCATCTCTGGTTATTTTCCCTACGTTTCCTGTCTGTGCTGCCCAGTCCAGATAATTTTTAATTGCTTCGCCAAATAATTTTTGACGATCTTCTCCTGTCCATTCGTGAATCACATAAGATTCATTTTTCTTTGCTAAAGCTAAATACTTTTCTTTACTTTTTATTGTCGCATAAGCTATGCCTTCTTCATTTAAGTAAGCCATCTTATTTAATCGTTCTCCTAATTTTATTTTTGCTAAATGCTCCATTGAGCAAGCACCGAAATACTTATCGTCCTCTCTGTATAAAAAACCTTTAGCTGGATTTTTGCAATAAGCACATAGAGAGGGACGATTAGTAGTAATTAACTCAAAAAGGGATTTCGTCATCGGTGAATGTCGATTCCGCTTTTGGTTTCTCAGCCTTTACTTCTGGTTTAGCAGTAGCTTGTTCTACCTTACTAAAGTTTTTACCGAAGCCACTATCGATTTCACTATAGCCCTTGTCATTGAGTTTAACCATGCCATTAAAAGGGTTACCTCTAAAATCTTCAGTATTTTTTAAAGAAGTTAAACCACAAGCAGAAGCTAGGGCAGACAATTCAGTCTTACCTATTTCTACTGACTTACTAGAGTTAGCATTTGCAACTGTAAACAAACCAGATACTAAGCGACCTTTGTGTTTAGGGCCTAAAATTTGGAATAAAATTTTAATTCCTACCCAACCATTATTATTTTCTAATTGAGTTTCGTCTTGATATTGCATCATATACTGACCAGGCTCAATCTGTTCATCTTCAGAGTTTATTTCAACTCCATCATAATATTCTTCTAAATCCATTTTTATTCTCCTTTATAGATTTATTAAAATTAAGATTCGTTTTCTATATAAGATTGCGAATCCAACCAATCTTTCCCCTCTTCAACTACTTCATTAATTTCATCAATTAAATTAATAGTGCCATGAGGGGTAAGTTCTTCATCTTGATCTACTTTTTTAGCGTGTTTTAAAACAACTTGCACTAATTCAAGTAGTTCAATTATTTCTTCTGTTTCTTTTGATAAAGGAACAAAACTCATTTCAGCATTTCCGCCCTGATTTGATTCCAGTCCAATGGCAATTCATCTGGTAAAGCATATCTATTTTTTGCTTGACAAAAAATTTGCTCATTACACCAAACAATTCTTTCATCTTTAGATTGTTTGACTTTAGTTTCCACTTTTCCATTGGATTGTATCTTGACTGTACCTTTTTTCTTTTGAGCAAAAAATAAACAATCAAGCCATTGAATAATTTCTGGTCTGGCTTTTTTATGCACATCTAAAACATATCTGCGATAAGGTACTTCTACAGAAGGATCATCTACAGTTTCAGTATCAGAGTGACCAATTAAACAAATTGTGTAATTTTTTTCTCTCAACTCATCTAATTTTTTTAGATATGCAATCCAAAGATTAACTGCTTTTGCATAACCTTGATGCCAGTTTGCTTCCAAACTATCTAATTTATATTTTTGCAATGTTGCTTCCCAGATTAATAATTCCAAACCTGAAAGAGAATCTAAAACATAACTTTTATATTCATTAGGTTCATCTAAAAGTAATTGCAAATTTTCCATTACCTCATCATAAGATTTAGCTTTTTCAAAGTGATGTGGGTCATTGCCTTCAGCATCTTTTACTTTAACCAATCCTTCTTCTGTAGGTTGCGTTATGCTATTAAGCATCTTGACCATTGCATAAGTCTTTCCAACTCCCATTTCTCCATAAATGCCAACTCGGGGAGATTTCTGTTTGGTTTTAGTTCTGATGTTATTCAGCAGACTCATCTTTAACCTCTTTGGTTTCTGTGGTAATAATAGTAGCTTCTTCACTACCGCCATTTAGGGCTTGACTAAGATCAGCAATTAATTTTTGTTTGTGATCTTGTGCCATAGCCAATCTATCATTTAAGTTTCTGATTTGTGTTTCAGCAAATTTAGTCATGTTTAATAACTTCATTGAATCTTCATTAAAATCAGCTTCAAAATAATCCTTATTATCTAAAGTTAATAAGGGTTCTTGTTTTACTTCATCAGACATTTTTATCCTCCTGTGTTGTATTGTTGAAATGTTGTGCAAATTGTCTTGCCAGGACAAAATCTACACGCTTCTTTGTCATAGACAAAAACTGGGTTTTCCGAATCTGCTAAATCTAAAGCAGGTTTTAAAACATCATAAGCATAATTACTTAGTTGTTCTGCGGTTGTGGTATATGATCTTATTGGATTTTTTGCTCTTGGTTGCACAATAGTCATTATGACTTCTGTGTTTGGATCTTCTTTATTATGTTTAATCAATGCTCCTAAAGCATAAATACTCATCTGAGAATTTCTTTCTGGACTAACGGGCCATGTACCTGTTTTTAAATCAATAATTTCAATTAAATCATCACACACTAAAATTATATCTGCTGTCCCCCATAAATCAGGATTAATCTCTTTAATGTCTACTCTTTGTTCTATAAACTTTTTAGCATTTAATTCTTTTTCTCTACCAAAAACATAATCTGTATATATTTTTGACCAATCACAATGTTTTTGCTCTATAACTATTGCATCACCTTCTACTTGCATTTCCTGTCCTAACCAATGATCTTCTGTTGATAAATTGTTTATTTGTTCTTTTAAAATAGTTTCTGATATTTCGTGTATAGCTGTACCCAATGAAGCTGCATAGTTGCCTTTTTGATAAGGTAAATTTTCTGTAAAGCTTACCCAAGCAGAACATATTAATGTTCTAAAAACTGAGGAGGGTGCGTGCCTTGCGTGCTTAGATGGCATCGTTGGAAATTTTAGATTGGTTTTCGTAAGCAATGATTGTTTCTATATCATAAAGCACCTTACCATCAACTTTTAAGTAATCAGGCCCTTGCTTCTTACCTCTTTGATTTTCTAATGTTCTTTTTGATTTGCGCCAACGATCAGCTAATTCTTTAGTTGTTAAAAACTGTTTATCTAAATTTTCCATAAATTCTCCTTTATGTATCTGTTTGCCATTCTTTGTACTATACTATACCTGTAAGTATTTTTAATCAACCCATAGGATGAAAATATGAGTGAAGGAAAACTACTAAGTGACTTCGATGACCAAATCAAAGAAGTCCAATGTAATAGAAAGCCTGTATATATAAATAGGTTTTTGGCTAAGTGCTTGAAAGATTTTGCGAAAGCAAATGACAAAGATCCAATTGCTATAGCTGAATACTTAATTACTTTAGGCATCAACTCTGTAGAAAATAACATAAAAGAACCTATCAATTTCGATATAAAGAATCTTTAGTTAGCAGAGTTTCTAAATGCTCTCCCACCTGGTTAGCTGCTGCGATAGCTTTGTCTTGATGAACATGTGCATAACGCTGTGTCGTAGCCTGATCTTGATGTCCAAGCAAATTACCCACCTGACTTAAATTAAGCGTTTGTAAGCCAAAACTTGCATAAGAATGTCTTAGGTCATGCAAAGTAATATCTTTAAGCTCTAACACGTCTTTAATGCGCTCCCAGACCCTTCTTGGATTGTTTATGTTAAACAGGTATTCAGAAGTTTTATCTAGGCTGTTTATGATGTTTAAAGCACGAGTTGTTAAATGGATAATTCTATCCTCACCTGACTTGTCTGTTTTGTGTTCTTTAAGAATTAACATATTGTCATGCAAGTCTGTCCACTTGGCTTTACTTAGCTCACCTTTACGACAGCCTGTTAATATTAATAACCAAATAAAATTACAGCTTTCAGTACGTAATGGATTAACTGCTAATTGATCTAACAAATCAGTAACTTTAATTAATTCTTCGTTGGTTAAATATCTTTTTCTTTTGTTGTCTCTATTCTTAGGTATGTGTGTAGCAGGATTGTTTTCTATATAAGATAAAGTGATAGCCAAATTAAACATTGCTTTTAAGACACCCAGACATTTGTTAGCGGTGGCTTTGGATCTATCACTAATATTAAAGTGTGTTTCTGCTATCTCACCTCTAACTATTTTAGTAATTAATTTATCGCCTAAAGGCCCTTGTAAATTAAATTCATAAAGCTTAGTTATCTGTTTAATAGTTTTGGCATTGCGCCTGGTCAAATCTTTTGTATAAAGATTAAACAAATCATTTACTGTTTTAGCCATACATTCTCCTGTAGGTTTTTTGTGTGCTAATGAGTATATAATTATTTTTTATGTTTTTGCAAATCTTTTATCGCTTCTTTAAAACTTTTGTGTGAATCAATCGCTTGAATTTCTTCATCGGTAAAAGTTATTTTGGTAAATTTTCTAGTTGCTGGTAAGAAAACTATGGTTTGATGTGGTACACAATACAGAGCGTAAAGATCAATTGAACCTGCTTTGTACTTTCTATCTTTTACTGCCTTACCTCTACGCAAATCAAACTGCCAGCCTTTATCGTACTTACGACCAGTGTGCCTAGAAATGTTAGCGCGTTCTTTGGTTTTAGTTTTAACTTGGCATTTGTAAATAACATTATTTATTTCAAAAACAATGTCAGAAGTAGAGCCATGTGGAATAATTGAAACCGTATCAGATTCTAAGGACAGTAAAGCTGCGGTCATGTATTCGCCTGATTTGCCAATCCTTTCGCTGGTACGAGCCATGGTTTTTATTCGTTAATATTATCTAATAATCTTTGCATTTCTTCGTTTTGGGATATTATTCCAGAATATGCTGGTAAAGGCTTTGTTACTAAAGTGTTTGGTGATTCAATTAAAAGCTGTAGAGGGTTTACGCCTAATGGTTTTGAGTATGCTACATCTGCAATTAAACCAGGTATTGAAAATTTTTGTGTAATTGTTCTGGCTGGACTTTGTATTATATCCTGCATTAAAAGTCTTGTAGCTGTTCCAGAATCTCCTAATGTTGGGCCAATAACTTTTTCTGACAAATTTAATAATTCAGATGTAGGTCTGTTACCAGTTATAGTTCTTAGTTTGTTTGGAGTAATATCGCTTTGTAATAATGCTTGTCTATATTGTGCTGGAGTAAATGTTTGATCTACTCTTGCAGTTCCTCTGCTTATAGCTTTATAAATAGGTTTGATATTACTGTAAACTTTATTAACTTTACTTAATTCTGTTTTTGGATTTTGTAAATTAATTTCTGATCTTACTCTGTCCAAAACTTCTTCTAATGTTTCTTTAGCGTTAATTTGTGTTCCAACAGCATTTTTAAATTTTACAACCTCTCCGTTTATTGTGGATTCAAGTCTTTTTAAATCTTGTCCATCTAGATTTTCCCCAACATTTAAAAACGGTAATACTTTTTTATTAACAGTTCTAGTTATAGATGTTAAGTCAACTTCATTTGCTGTTGAGTTTTGTAAGATTTTATTAATATCATCATTTAATGTTTGATTACTTTTTAAGGTTAGGTTTCCTAAAACATCATCATATTTATTGTCCATTGTTTCTTTTATAAATATAGCAAGCTCATCTCCACTATTTATGGTTGCTGGAACTTTTACATTTAATGGTTTCAAAACTGTGTTTACAACACCCTTGTTAAAATCTTTCATGCTTTGTAATCTTGCATTTTGTATTGGGCCTGCAACACCAGGTAATGTTGTAAGTCCTTCCTCCATCTGCCCCATAACATCACCAATAACATTAGATCCTTTAACTCTTTGTCCTGGCGTTACATCAACGCCAAGTTCTTTTAATCTTTTAGCTTCTTTTGATACTGTAGGTAATAGTTTTTCTGCTACTTTAGAAACTGATCCACCAATCCCCGCGCCCAACGCTGCGCTTTTTGCTCTGCTTTCTGCATCATCTCCAACACCAGCTCCATAAACCCCGCCTTGTATAGCACCAACCTTTCCAAGACCTTTGATACCAAGTTTTCCCAACAACCCAGTTCCACCCGTAAGTATTGTTGATGGTATTGCGCCAACAATTTCTGAACCATAAGCTGCGCCTGGAGCTTCTTTTCTGAACTGGTCTATTTCACCTCTTACTTCAGATAAAATATCTGTATAGCTTTTGTCTTGAACCAAAGACCTTGTAAAAGCCTCAACCTCATCTCCAAATCCAAATAATAGACCTTGTCCTAAAGTTGTTCTAGCTAAATTAGCGCCTATGTTTGTAGGTGCTTTTTGTGTGTAATTTCTTTTTTCTGGTAATGCCATTATTGATTAGCTGCTGCAATGTCATCTTTGTTTAAAATAATAAATTGATTATTAACCGCATCAAAAACAAAATCTCCTTCTTTTAAAGTTCCGTTTTTAACTTGATTTACATATTCGCCTTCATTAGTAAATGTTTTATATATAGGGCCTAAATTGTTATCTGCATATTGACCAAATCCCAAAAGATTCTTATTTTCTTTCAAATAATCTTCCATTAGTTTTAATCTATTTTTATTGTATTGTGTAATAGAACGCAAACCACCTATGAGAAGTTTATTACCCTCAATGGTATTTCCAATGTTTGGAACTGCAAGTTTAAATAATTCTATTTCTCTGTCAGATGTTGCGCCAGAACCAACCACTCTCATTCTTGGAATAATATATCCAGAAAAACTTTGAAATAACTCTTGTTGAGTAAGCTGATCTAGTTGATCTTGTGGAAGTATATTTAATGCTGCTGCAACTTTTTTAAATGGTATTTTTAATTCTTCTAAAGCGCCAGTTTTTACTGGATCTAAATTATTAACTTGTTTTTCTAAAACTACTAACCTGCTGTCAATGTCTGAAGAACCCTCAACAACTTCACCAGCCTTTTCAAGTCGTTTAAAACCAGCCTCAGCCGCAGATTTTTCAAAATCATCTTGTCCTTGGTCTATATTAACAAGAGGTGCTTTTTTATCTTTCATGTAATCCATAAAAGTACCTTTATAACCTTGTTGAACTGCTAAATTGTAATTTTGTTGATCTGTGGTGAAATTACCTTGTTGTAATTGCATTCTTCTTAGTTCTAATTCTTGTCTTTTCAAATCAGCAACATTTGGATCTTTACCTTGAAACGCCATCCCCATTCTTCTTATACCCTCTGCAATACCAAGACCTCTAGCTTCTTTTCTTTGCTCCTCATACGCATCTATTTCTGCTTGAGTTTTTGTTTGCAATTGTTCTCTACTTAAAGTATTAAAACCGCCTGTTCTAGCATATCTATCGCCTATACGAGTAAAATTAGGTATATCTAAAGGAACTTGATATTTAGGAATACTACCCATTAATGTTTCAAGTTCAGCTGGGTTTAATCTAGCTGGCAAAAGTCCTGCATTAACAGCATCTTGTTGGTTTAATGAATTTTGATTTAAAAGTCCTTGTATATCTTCATTAGTTATCATTTTATAAAACTCCGTAGTTTACTAAATAATATCCATTAGCATCTTCAGTAACTGCTCCAGGAATATGTTTAACTTCTTGAGCCATAACTCCAACATTGTATGGATATTTTTTATCTATATTTAATTCTTTAGCGGTTTCATTCCAATCCCAAGAATAAATGTTATAACCATTTTGCTTGCCTAATTTTTTTATGTTAGTTTTGAGTCTTTGATCTGATGCTGTGTATGCAGCAGCACCGCCAGCTAAAAACTCGCCAACATCGCCTATATTAAATCCTGAAGTTTTACCTGTTTGCGTTTGTCCAATAACAGCTGGATTAATACCACCAGCAGCTTGTCCTAATAAACCTAATTGATAAGCAGGATAACCAAGTCTTCTGTCAAACTCACCACGATCTGCTGTTAATCCAGCTTGATCTAATCTTTGTTGTTGACCACCAATACCACTTAATAAACCTAAAGCTTTGTATTGCTCGCCTAATTGTCCACCTAAAAAACCACCTTGTTGCGCTCTAAATCTTAATGCCAACTCTGGATCGGATTCAATAAGTCGTTGTCTGCGTTGTGCATCAGATTCAGCCATGCCAGCTGCTTGCGCAAAACCAGCTGAACGTAAACCTGCAATCGTTTGTGCAGCTTCTTCAGCAAATGGTCGAGTTGCTTCGCTTTCTATTAAAGCTGATCTTGAGCCACCAAAAGCACCACTTCTAATAGCGCGATCTTGCGCTCTTTGTTGTTCTAAATCTTGGCGTCTTTGTATGTCTGCTAAAGCTGGATCAATAACGCCTTGAATATATGGATTTTCATATTGTGAAATACCACCATCAAGAACGGATGCGGCAGCATTACCAGATACAGGAGAAAATGTAGGGGAGGGTGCTGCCGCAAGTTTTGCTAATTCTTGTCTTGGGTCAAGGCCCATAGTTTCACCAAACAAACCTCTAGTAGCTTGCATAGCTTGTAATTGGTCTGGACTAAATCCAGCAACCATATCACCAGTGTAAGGAGTAAATGGAGTGTCAGCCGCAGCTAAACCTCTTCTGGACATATCTTCATATATATTTTTTAAATAATCAGGTACGTTTGCTGTTTGTGTTGATGATGATTTTCCTTTACTCATAATTCTTTTCTAATTAAATATTCTTGTTCAAACCCTAGATGTTTTATTTTACGAATCCAACCTTTTCTGCCACCACCATACAATCTTTTGATTCCAGCGTTTTTAGCAAAAATTTCTATAGATTCTAATATTTCCTCTATTTCTTTATAATTACCACCACAAAACAATAAGTTCATGGCTTTATTTTGTGGATAAATAATGATTTCAGTTACAAAAGCTGATTCTTTACCTGGCCACAAATGGAATAATCCATGTCTTATTTTATCTTCTATATCGTCAATTGTATAGGAATCTTGATGTTTAACTGCTTTCTCTATAAATGGCTTGCATCTTTCCCATTCATATTCCCATTCTGCTTTGCTAATCACCTTTTGCATATTCAGTTAAACTAGCTACTACCATTATTCTATTGGCATTATTGACAGTAACTTTTAATATTTCTCCAGCTTGTAAAACTAAATCTCTGCTTAATAATTCTGAAGTAGCATTACCTGCTATTGTAAAATCATCATAAAGATTAAATACCGCAGCAGCTGAGTTAGTTAAAGTAAGATTTAAAGTAGCCGCAGAAGCATTATTATTATTAACTAAGATAGATTCAATAACAGCAAAATCAAAATCTGTACCTGATGGTGCAGTATATAAAGTTGTTGCATTGGTCGTAGTTAAACTAATTTTAGCGTTAGTAACTCTTTGTATATATTGCGTTTTACTAGCAGGATCTATCATCTTTTACCTCTAGCTTTAACGTCTAATCTAATATTACCAACTTGGAAATCTTGAGTTAATGAGCCTTCAACTTTCATTTGTACTTGTCGTGCTGAAAATCTAGCATCTATATAACCATCACTTTCAAAAGTAAAACTACCAAAATCTGTAGTTGCTCCTAATGGGGTAAATTTACCGCTAAAGTTTAAAGTTACGCCAGGCAAAGTAGTTGTTTCTTCATCAGGTAAAATTTGATTGACTTGAGCTACACGATCACCATTACTTATTTCTAATGGGCCTGTTGTACAAAAAGGTTTCCTAGAACCTATGCCTGGTGAATTAAATAATGCTCTTTTGTCGTGTTCGTAAACAAAGCCATCTACATCACACGCAATTGGATTATTAAATACACCTTGGTCTATCCAAGAACTTCTATTTAATGAACCAATTGACCATGAATTATCTAAGTAATTCCAAATAATATATTTATTAGGTGAGAACTGATCTACGTCACCAACAGGGAAAAACCACCAAATTTCATTGTAATCTATGTTATGTGCGCCAAAGGTACTTTGCTGAGTGTTTTGTTGTAAATTGTCAAAAATATAATCATGCACATCAGATTTTAATTCTTTAACAATACCATCGTATGTAAAGAAAGAATTTTCACTAATCCATGATAAAAAGTCACCAGATGAAACAATTGACCTAGAACTAATTGCTTTACAATTTGTTCCAGCATCTTGAATACCATATACAAATGGATTACCAACATAAACTAATTTATTAATTCCAACATCAGTAAATATAATAATATCGCCTTTATATTTAACAGCGTAATTAGCTTTACCACCTGTAGGTATTTGTAAATCACCAGCAGAGTTAATTGCTGAAGCTGTCCAATTCGTATTGTTTTCTCGTTCTGACCAAGCTATTTTTCTTGGATCACCGCCAGCACCAATAGCAATTAAATGTCTTTCATTACTAACGATAACTGCTTGACAACCAGTTGGTGCATTAGTAATAGCAGTAGCTATAGCATCTGGACTACCAGATCCAGCATCAGGTCGCCATTGATAAATCTTGCCATCCCCAGCAAAACAAAATACTAAGTGTTCACCCCAATTATCAAAAGAAAAAGATTTGGTATCAAAATTTAATGCGGAGGTGCTTCTTTCATCACCATAATCTTCAACACCATAATGGTAAGCACCATAACCTGTAGAAGTTATAACATCGTCACCTGAAAATCCAGCTGGTGTTATGTCATACCAAACATTATTATAAAAAACATTAACACCGCTTCTTGTCCCAATTGCTAAAATTTCTTCACCATTATTAGCTTTATAAGAATACATACCAATTGGTGTTGATGGTTGAATAACCCTAGATGATGATGAGGTTGCAGCTGATGTTCCAGAACCAGCAGTAGCGACAGTAAATGTCGTAGTTGATGGCACACTAGCAATCGTAAATGTTTCGTTTATTTCAGTAGCAGTAATGCCACCTGTTGCAGAAAAACCTTCTAACACAATAGTATTGCCAACAGCTAAACCATGTGCAACTGTGGTAGTAATTGTAATATTAGCACTTGATGATGCAGTAGTTACTGTACCAACAAAAAAAGTACCAATAGGTTTTTCACGAAAGTATGTCCAACCACCTAAAGGTTTTAAATAACCATTTTCAAAACGAACTAAATCGCCATCTACCCAACGACCTTTGTTTGCGTAATCTGTGCCATTTTTTATGATTCCTGCTGGCGGTGTTATTGGTAGTAAAGCCATAGCTTATCTCTAAAATTAAGCCGTTCTTTTCCACATATAAACGACTATGTAAGGTTGTAAAATATTGTGCGCTCCGCCACCACCTGTGTTAGCTGAACTTGAAGTAGTGCTAACTGTTATACCAGTAGTTGCAGTTACAATACGCCCAGCCTT